TGACTCCTTCTCGACTTATAATTTCATTCTCTTCAAAGGGTGCACCATAAAACTGATTATTTTCAAACTCTAAACTATATTCTGACTTTCTTGCCCAAGAAACAATTTTATCAACAAGACCACCATATATCTCGCCAGTAGCTGGAGAATACAAACGTATCTTCCCATCCCAATACTTGCTACGATATTGTGGCATAAACTTTGCACCAGGCACATCAAATGTAAAAAGATCTGATAGTTCCTGATTAATATGTGGTTCTGCCTTGACAGTCACATATACTTCATTTTTCTTTTTGATGATAATGTCAGTCACTGTAACCTCGAATAAACTTTTGCCACTCAATGGCATTTTTTATTTGATAAGTTCGATTAGTAATACTCTTGAGAATACTATCCAAATAATTTAGCATTACTTGGTAGTAATCTATTTTACTTTGAATTTTAATTAAGTCATCATCAGAACCCAGATATAAGTCCATATCTTGTCTTATGACTTTATGGTCAAAAGGTTTATCTATGTATATCTCTGGGTCTGCTTTTCCAGTATAATATAACCATTTTTCTTTTTTTGCTTGTTTTAATTTAATCTCTTCTACCTTTTTGAGAAGAATTAAATTATTATAAATTTTATAATATTTGGCATGTAAGGATGGAATTTTCGTAGATTCTGCGTGTAATTCATCTTGGTCTAGTTTTGAATCTTCATCCCATAATGCTTGAATTTCATCAAGATTCATAAATCAAATCATAGTTTCTATATTTTATATAGAACACTTATAAAGGTGTGTCAAAATCAGATATCCAATCTTCTTGTGAGTTTTGTACAGTGATAAAAGTAATACCTCTAGCATTTAATTTTGATACTAATAAATCATAAGATGCTTTAACTGTATTCATAGTCATACTTCCTGATGTATCAATAAACAAAGCAACCTTGGAATTATCTGGAATTTGATCCAAATTGCATATAGTATACCAATCAGAAGCATTTGCTGAACTCATATTATCACGATTAACTCTTATAGGGCCAAATGTCTTACCTGTTTTATTTGATCCAACAAAAGAAGAATCTACTATTGTAATTGTAGGAGATTGGGCAAGACTTACACCACTAATGCTCTTTGCATTTATCCTAAATTGCTCATTGCCTTCAGTTTTACCATCTCTAACAATTTTTAGTGTTAAAGATCCAGTATTATTATTGATAGTAGCGTTATAATAGCGATATGAAAGACTACTACTGTCATCACCATACTGATAACTAGTATTACCGTCTTCGTATACGTCTCTTGCTTTAAATAGTGAACCACTTCCGACTGCTTCTAGATAACAACGCAACACAGTTCCATCAGCAACACCAGTAGTAGTAAAAGTAAAGGTAACTGAATCAGTTGCACCACCAGAAGTAAATTCCTGCACGGTTGTAACATCTGAAGTTACTGCTACTGTGAATGGTGCATCATTAATACTTACTGTAGAGGAAGTTGCCAGTAGTTGTGCTGAAGAGTATTGATTATTATATAATTCAAGATATATATTTTCTCCAGGATCTGCTGTAAAATCTTGTACGGGGGTCACAGTGACTGTGCCAGTTCCAATACCTGTATTAGAATCTGTAGTTATCGGAACATACCCATTGCGAACTGAAAGTCCTCCAAAATCTGCACTAGTGTCACCTGTGCCTTCTAAGCGATAATATAAATTATTACCATTGGGAACACCTGTCGTATTAATTTTAAATGATATTGGATTCCCCTCTGTTACTGATGTAGCAGAACCAACAGCAATAGTATTACCCATACCATTACCATGAATAGTGCAGTAATATCGTAATGTATTATTTAAAATTTCTGAAGAAATTGCAATAGTTGTATTTGCTCCTGAATTGCCTGGTGTGCCATTAACTGTAACTCCTGTTGAATAAGAATTATCAACACTATCCTTAAATCGTAAAGGGTGATTTAAATTAGTTGCATCGCTCTGATCAAATATGTATGTTTTACCTTTTTCAAATGTTAAAGTTGGTGCTTGTACACCATCTACAAAATAATAATTTGCTCCACCAACATTTTGTACAGTAATATTACGAGTTACTGTTTCAGCAACACTGACTGTAGGTATAGTAAATGTTCCAGTAGATGTATCATTAACAGTAACTGTGGGACTTTCAAGAAAAACAATACTATTATCATTTGGGTCAACCAATTGCATTTTAAAGGTTTCTGTCCCTTCAGAAGAAGTGAAATCGTTTCTTAATGTAACATTTTTAGTAAGAGTTCCAGCCGAATACCAATACCAATAAGTCGGTAGATTGCCAGTAAAATCTCCAGTTCCAGTCAAATTCATACCAGAGGATCCAACCCACTTAACGTGAAAATATTGACTGTTACTTCCAGTAAATCCAGTTACATTGATACTAAATTGTATAGTATCTCCTTCATTGACACTTACAGCAGCTGCTGGAGCAGTTATCTCAGCAGTCACACCACCACCAAAATCTTTGATAGTAGTTGATCCAGCTTGCCCTAGAGTACCACCAATACCTCTAAGAGTTAATCGTATATTTCCAATATCAACGAAATCACCTAAATTTTTATTTCTAATCTTTCCATCATTATCAAAATCAAGTGTTACTGTTGTAGATCCATTTTTTACTCTAATCTGATCATTTGGTGCAGCAGGGAAGTAATAATATTCACCTTCTATAAGATTACCTGTTAAATCTATAGTCTCATCAAATGTATCCCATGCAACTATATTAACATGTTTATTTGGATCCGATGTTACTCCAGTTTGTGAAGATGTAAGAAATTTACTAACTAGACCCATATAATCTTTAATGACTGGATCTGGCCCAAACATCTTCCGATACTCCCTCAACCATTCTTTGAAGGCGTGTTTATTAGTAGCGGTTATTAAACTCATGGTATTGCTGTAAATTTGTTTCCATTTGCATCACCCGTATTCACCAAATAATTATACATATTCAAATTTCCTGCCTTCATATTTTTTGCATTTATTCTAGTCTCAAATTTTGTTGTATCATATCCATCTATATTTGTTGCACCAGGTGTTTCTCCTTTTTTTATTTTAATCAATGTACCACCAGCTTCTAATATAGGCATAATACGGAGAACATAGAAAAATGGAGTAGCTGGAGACATATCAAGTATAGCACCAACAGAATCAGCAGTTTGTTGGTTTGTATAAGTTTGAACCCAATTTAAGAATGGGTCTGCAGATTGAACAGAACCACCTCTACCAAATCCATAATTTTCTGCAAAAACAAATTCATTAGTAGTTGTGTCTACATATGGAACTGTGGTTGTATCACCTCTATTTAAGAGTGTTAAAAACCATCCCCAATCTGATTCACTAGTTCCTGTTTTATCTGGTGTACTATTAGGAATATATGATTTAAAATCGGATCCGTTTGGTGCTCCTGTATTAGTAGTATTCATATATTCGGCAAATCTTTTTTGTACATGATCTGGTGGTCTCCATCTATATGGATTTGAAGCAGTACCAGTGGGCCCATTATTTGGGTTAGCACCGTATTTTCTTAAGTTAGGAAGAAACCATGCATCAATCATTAACCTTGCAGCCATAGGAGCAGCACTAAGTAATTCTATTGTCATTTTCCACTTTGCCTCTCTAAGAACAAAATTTCCTGCTGCTGCTCCATAATGAAAACTAGAAAGTTTACCTAAAAAATCTTTAATCTTTGCTAAATGATCGGC